GATGAGAGTGGGCAATTCACTAACGATTCTTATCGCCGTTCTATCTATGCGGATGGATTCACGGAGCCGGATTTCAAAACTCCCCAATATCAGGACTTCAACATTAACTCAAGAAATAGCATCACGCTAAACACGGGATATGTGGAGGAAGCTTATAAGGATGTAATCGAAGAGATCCTAATGAGCGAAAAAGTATCCATCCTGGAGGGAGGCAATTATCGATCGGTAACTCCCCAGCGCGGAAGCGTTCAATATTTCAAGGAGGTGAATACGGGGAACATCAATTATTCGATGACGTTCGATTATGCCTTTAATGAGAGAAATCTTATCCGATGAACCAGGTAGATTTATATATAAGCAACCAAAGGCTGGATCTTTTTAATGATGAGGAGATAACGATAAACCTATCGGTTCAGAACCTCCAGGATATCTCTAAGATCTTCACGGATTTCACTCAGGGATTCACGATCCCAGCCTCCACGAATAATAATCGGATCCTCTCGCATTATTATCGGGTAGATCTGAGCGGGGGCTTTGATGCCCGCCTTCGGCAAGAGGCGAGAATAGAAATAAATTCTCTCCCATTCAGATCAGGAGTAATTCAGCTCGAGGGAGTGCAGATGAAGGGAACGGAGCCTTATTCTTATTCCCTCTCTTTTTATGGGGATCTCGTTAATATGACCGATCTCTTTGGGGAGGATTATCTTTATGATCTCGATCTTTCGGCGTATGATCACGATTATAACGGGGCAACAATCCAACAAGGCTTTGACTCGGATGCTCTACTTAGTGGAGATGTATTTTATCCCCTAATGAGCCCGGTAAGGAATTGGGTTTACGATGTAAAAACCGCCTCTGATCCCCGCCACAAAGATGATATACAGAATCTCCCGGGCCACGTTGGGCACCATCACGGGGTTAATTATTATGAACTCAAACCAGCGATCAAGGTAACGAAGCTGCTCGAGGCGATAGAGGATAAGTATGGAATCACATTCTCGGGATCATTCCTATCAACTGCCCCATTCACTAAGCTCTATTTGTGGGCTCATCGTTATGAGGGATATCTTTATGACTCCTCAACGGCTATTGAATGGCAACTGATTAATTTTAATCGATCCACGGGAGGCGGGGTAGAGTTTAATTTATCCACGGATACTTGGGATGTAGTGTCAACGGATTTCTATGATCTAAGGGTAACGATTTTAAACGCTTCGGCAAATTATGAGATCGGCCTCTTTCAGAATGGCGTACAAATTGGCGTAGCTCGAGAGGATGCTCACCCAGCCTCGAGCGTATTAGTTCAGTTCGAAGGGTATGGCTTTGATTCAGGGGATGAGGTGCAAATTAAGATCCGCCCTCAAAGCGCCGTATCATTCGGATATCAGGTAACTGATTATACGGCTTATGATGAATCAACGATGACTCAGCGTTTCGAGGTGGATCAAACTGCCGCGGCAACTTATTCCTTCACCTTGGCGATGAGCCCTCTTATGCCTGAAATTAAGGTCGGGGATTTCCTTTCGGGGATATGCAAGCAACATAACCTGGTCATTATTCCGAGCTCTTCAACAAGCTTCACGTTGTATTCCCTGGATGATTGGTATGATGCCGGATCGGATCTTGATCTTCAACAATTCATCGATATCACATCCACGGAGATTAATCGCCCGGAGCTCTTCCGGAGAATCGGCTTCAAGTATCAGGAAACAGATCAGATACTCGGGTATCAATATCAAAAAACAAACACAACGGGATTTGGAGATCTTCGAGCTGATTTCGATTTCGATGGCGAAGAGTTCTCGATCGAGCTTCCTTTCGAATGCCCATTATTTGAACGCTTAACGGATGTAGATGCCGGAACATTAACCAACATCCTGGTATATAAATCTCAAACGCGCGAAGTAAATCCGGATTACGAGAACCGATTTCAACCATATTTAGGAGCTCCCATTTTGATTTACGGAGAGTTCTCTTTGGATATATCCGCCAACCCGATTTCATTCGTGGATGAAGCCCTCGCGGAAACTCAAGTTAACCAGGTTTGGTACGCTAACGTATCGAGCACGGCTCTCGGAACGGGATTAGCGCATTCGCTTTGTTGGGGTGCGGATATTGATCCGTATTATCTGACATCGATTAGCAATTCTCTTTACAATGATTATTGGGAGAATTATATCTCGGATCTATATCAATCGCGCCGGAGGATTTTTGGCGTGGATGCCTCTCTCCCTATCGGAAAGATTCTTAATCTCAATCTCAACGACTTGGTGGTTTGGAACAATAATAAATTCAAGATTAACTCCGTTTCCTTGAACTTAACCAGCGGGAAAGCAAGATTCGAATTACTGAACGAGGTATGAAGACAAAGAACTTCGGTTATTTAATAGAGCTCCTTCAGTCGGAAGAGTGGATCGGAGCGGGCAAGAATATAGAAATCGCGAAGGGGAAGTATAAGCTCCCGAAGGATTGGAATGAATATATTAAATTACTATGGCGGTCGTTGAAACAATAAAGATCGAAGGCGATTCCTCGGGGGCGGTAAACGCATTCAAGAAAACGGAGGATGCAGCTAAGAAAACGGGCGCGGCTGCGAAGGAAAGTAATAAGGCCATCGATGACGGCCTTTCTGCTATTGACAAGAGAACGGGCGGAGCGGTATCCGCATTCAAGGGCCTAACGGGAGGCATTAAGAGCGCCGTTACGGGCTTCAAAACACTAAAGGGTGCGGTCATAGCCACGGGCCTCGGAGCGTTGCTTATTGCGATCACTTCGCTGGTTGCATATTTCAAAAGAACGGAGGAAGGGGCTCAAACGCTGCGTGTTATTATGGCCGCCCTTGGCCAAGTGGTCGACAAGCTTATGGATGTCGCGGTATCTTTAGGAAAAGCTTTAACGAGTGCTTTCTCTGATCCGCAACAAGCCCTAAAGGATTTCGCGAATCTCCTAAAGTCGCAAATCACCAACCGCCTGGAGGGCTTAATGGAATTGATCCCCGCTCTCGGTAAGGCGATCGGATTATTATTTTCGGGAGAGTTCAAAGAGGCGGGAAAGGTCGCAACGGATGCAGTTGGTAAGGTTGCTCTCGGGGTTGAGAATGTAACGGATAAGGTGGGAGATATGATCGACTCCGTTTCGGAGTTCGGTAAAGAGCTCGCATCCAGCGCCGCCGAAGCGGCTCGCCTGGAGCGGCAAATGAATGCCGTAAAAGTCGCAGAGCGTGAGCTTATCACGGAACGAGCTAAGGCCAACAAGCAGATCGCAGAAGCTCGCCTCCTGGCGGATGATGTAACGAAATCAACAGAGGAGCGGATCGCTGCCGTGGAGCTCGCTGGAAAGCTTGAGCAACAAGTGGCCGATAAAGAGATCGCAACTCAGAAGAAACGCCTCGCTGCCTTAAAGGCTCAGGCTGAACTCGCCTCTTCGAATGAGGAAACTCTTCAGGCTATCGCCGAAGCAACGGCACGAGTAACGGATCTCGAAACTCAAAACATTATGCGCCGGAAGCGCCTTCAAACTGAGGTAATAGCTTTGAGGGCCGAAGAGGTTGCAAAGGTTAAAGAATTGCAAAAAGCTGAAGAGGCTTATCGCAAGCTCCAGGCCGATGCAGAGGCTGCCTTCCAAGCGCAGAGACAAACGCTTGTCGATCAAGCCAACGAAGCGGCTATCGAGCAGCAACAAAAGGAGATTAATGCCGTTTACGATAAGTATTTCGCCATCCTTGAGGCCACGGAGATCGGAGAAGAGCAAAAGAAGCAGATCATCGAAAAGCAAAATTCCGAGATCGCTGAGATTGAGGCGAAGTATGCAAAAGGCCGAATCGATCAAGAGAAAGCCGTTCAAGATGCCAAGAAGGCCGAGGTAATGATGACAATCGATGCAGTCCAGGGAGCTCTCGGATCTCTCTTCGGGGAGAGCAAGGCTATCGCTAAGGCTAACGTCCTGGTGGATTCTGCTCAAGCTGCGATCGGAATAATCAAATCATCAACGAGCCTCCCGGAACCAGCTGCCTCAGTAAACCGAGGAATTCAGCTCGCGGCTTTGGCTGCCTCAACGATCGCCTCGATTCGGAATATCAGCCAAGCGCAGCCCGGAGGCGCAGCAACGCCCTCCACTCCCGCAACGCCATCTATTCAGGGCGCAACGCCCTCGTTTAATGTAGTGGGAACGAGTGGAATTAATCAGCTGGCTCAGAGCATTAATCAGCAAACAAACCAGCCTCTCCGCGCTTATGTCGTGGGAGGTGATATCACAAGCTCTCAAGAACTCGAAAGAAAGAGAATTAAAACCGCAACATTCGGATGAAACTAATCGAACTAATTTTAGATGAAACGGAATTCCTCTCAGGAATCAACGCGATCTCCCTGGTGGAGTATCCAGCGATCGAAGAGGATTTCATCGCCTTGAATAAACAAACGAAAGTTGAATTCGCCACTCAGAATGATGAGAAACGGATCCTCCTTGGCGCTGCCCTCGTTCCAAACAAACCGATTTATCGGAAGAATGGAGATGATGAGTTTTATGTTTATTTCACGAAGGAGACAATCCGCAAAGCTTCGGAGATGTTTTTCCAAAAGGGCAAGCAGAATAACTCAACGCTTGAGCACGAGGTCGAGATCAAAGGGCTCTCCGTTGTGGAGTCCTGGATTATCGAAGATGAGCAATATGATAAGAGCCGGAAGTATGGGCTCGAGCTCCCGGTGGGGACTTGGATGGTTTCGATGAAGGTCAATAACCCCGAGATTTGGGAGAGCTGGGTAAAAACGGGGAAGGTAAAAGGATTCTCAATCGAGGGCTATTTCGTGGACAAGGTGAATATGAGCCACCAGGAGATGGAAGAGATCGAAGAGCAAGAGGCTGCGCTCATCCTCTCTAAAGTTGTGGCTATTATCAAAAATGATGGCCGAAAGAAATCCGGCAAGCGGATCGAGATGGAGAGCTTCACGGATTATCCTGATGCCGTTTCCAATAATGCGAAGCGAGGAATCGAGCTCAATGAAAAGAACGGGAATAAATGCGGTACGGCGGTGGGCAAGATCCGAGCCCAGCAATTAGCCCAAAAGAAACCGATCAGCCCGGAGACCATCAAACGGATGCATTCATTCCTCTCTCGAGCTGAGGCTTATTATGATGAGGGAGATTCTTCGGCTTGTGGAACGATCTCTTATCTCTTGTGGGGTGGCAAAGCTGCCGCCCGGTGGGCTGAGTCAAAACTTAAAGAATTGGGAAAATTATGAAGAAAGAAGAAACCCCTTCCCGCTCTTCCCCGAAGGGATCAAAGAGAGCGTGTTTATGCAAGGACCAAAACACTTATTCGCGTAAATGCTGCGACGGATCCCTATGGGCTCAGGGCCTGGGGCCCGTAACGCTGCCCTCCTAAAAATGTAACAATTCTATTTTTTTTAATCATTTATTTGAACAACATCCGATTATGAAAGCAACAAGCGTATTAAACAAAATTCTAACGGAACTTTCTGTTATCCGTAAGATCGAGCTCGCTCAGATGGCTCTCGAGAATGGAACTATCCTCGAAGCTGAAGAGTTCGCTCCCGAGAACGAGGTTTTTATCGTTTCAGGCGAAGAGCGCGTAGCTGCTCCAGCTGGAGAATATAAACTCGAAGATGGCCGCATCCTTGTAATCGTAGAGGAGGGAATGATCTCCGATATCGTTGAGGAGAAGGTCGAAGAAGAGGCTCCCGCAGTTGAGGAGGTAGAGATGCAATCCGAAGAAGCCGTAGCCGTAGCCGAGGAGGCCGCTGCCGAGGTAGCTGATGAAGCTGCCGAAGAAGTAGCCAAGAGCATCGAAGTAGCCGTAGCGGAAGCCCTGGCTCCTATCGTTGAAGCTATGCAAATGGAAATGGAGAAGCTCCGCGAAGAGATGGGAGCTTACAAAACCGAGATGGGTGCTATCGAGCAGAAATTCAACTCTCAGAGTGCTGCCAAGCCTATCAAGCATAACCCCGAAGTCGCTGAGGCTCCCCAGGTGAAATTGTCTGCTCGCCGTCAGCCTTCAACTATTGATCGTGTATTCGCAAAATTGAACAAATAATTTTTTTTCTTTTATCTAATGGCAACAACAACCTCAATCACCACGACGTATGCTGGCGAATTCGCTGGGAAATACATCGCTGCCGCTCTTTTGAGCGCAGACACCTTGGACAAGGGCTTGATCGAAATCAAACCTAACGTCAAGTACAAAGAAGTAATTAAGAAAGTAGCTACGGGCGATTTGGTCGCTAACGCAACTTGCGATTTCGCAGCAACTTCTTCAGTTACTCTCACGGAGCGCATCTTGCAGCCCGAAGAGTTCCAAGTGAACTTGCAGTTGTGCAAAAAGGACTTCCGCTCTGATTGGGAGGCCGTACAGATGGGCTATTCCGTTTACGATAACTTGCCCGCTTCTTTCTCTGATTTCTTACTTTCTCACGTTGCTGCGAAAGTTGCTCAGAAGACCGAGCAGACTATTTGGAGCGGTGCAAACGCTACGGCTGGAGAATTCGACGGCTTTGTTGCTTTGATGACTGCCGATGGTGATGTTAATGATGTAGTCGGAACTTCCGTTACGGCTGCGAACGTAATCGAAGAGCTCGGCAAGGTGGCCGATGCGATCCCTTCCGCCTTGTATGGTAAGGAGGATTTGACCATCTACGTTCCTCAGAACGTTGCTAAGGCTTATGTCCGCGCTTTGGGTGGTTTCGGTGCTGCTGGTTTGGGCGCAAATGGTGTTAACAATGCTGGAACCCAATGGTTCGGCGGTGAGCCTTTGTTCTTCGATGGTATCCGTGTTGCAATGGTTAGCGGTTTGGCTTCTAACAAAATGGTAGCTGCTCAATCTTCTAACTTGTACTTCGGAACTGGTCTACTTAGCGACCACAATGAGGTTAAGTTGCTCGATATGAGCGATTTGGATGGCTCACAGAATGTTCGCGTAATTATGCGATATACTGCCGGAGTTCAGTACGGAATCGGTTCTGACATCGTTCTTTACTCTTAATTGATTTGATTTAACCAAAAAGGGGGTGAGGGTTTTGCCCCGCCCCTTTTTTTTATTCTTAAACTTATGGCTTGTGATTTAACAACCGGACGTTCAGTCCCTTGCAAAGATGTAGT